CAAACGGTTCAAGCTCCGACGATCCATGCCTACAAGCCAATGGACTCTCAGAGAGACTTTCATAAGTCTAATAAGATCGGACGACTTTACATCGGGGGTAACAGATCTGGTAAGACTGTAGGTGGTGCTACTGAAACTGTAATGCGACTGACTGGAAAACATCCTTATCAAGATGTTCCACAACCTCCAGTTAAACTCAGAGCAGTTGGAGTTGATTTCGATCAAGGTGTTGAAAAGATTCTAAAGCCTGAAATTGCTAAATGGCTTCCTCCATCTGAATTGATTAACGGTTCGTGGGAAGATTCCTACTCAAAGAGTCTTAGAACTCTAACTATAGCAAATGGTTCATTCTTGGAGTTTATGTCCTATGATCAGGATGAGCAGAAATTTGCAGGAACTTCTCGTCATGCTGTTTGGTTTGACGAGGAACCGCCTGAGAATATCTTTAATGAGTGTTTGCTTCGCCTTGTTGATACAGGAGGATGTTACTACATTACTGTTACTCCTCTACAGGATATGAGTTGGACTTTCGATCGCCTCTATACTCCATGGAAGAATAAGAAGAACTTATCCATTGATGTGTTTGAAGTAGATACTGCCGATAACATTTATATTGATATGGATGTTATGGATACGTTACTTCAAGGTATGAGTGATAATGAAATTGAAACTAGAAAGACTGGTTCCTATATCAGTCATACAGGATTGGTCTACAAAGATTCCTTCCATGCTGAAAACGTTCTTACAGAAGATATCCTAGAGACAGATCGTTGGAATACTATTCTTCGTAAGTGGGGCCATTTTGAGATGATGGATCATGGCCTCACTAATCCTACAGCATGGTTATTTGGTGCTTATGACGAAGAAGGTAGGATCATTATCTATGACGAATATTACCAGCGTGGAAAACTCGTCATGGAAAACGCAGCCGCTATCTTGGAGCGTAGAAAGTTTCTCAGGACACAACCTCAATATTGTGTTGGTGATCCATCAATTGCCAATAAAGATCCAATTACAGGAACATCTATTCATACAGAGTATGCTGAACATGGGATCTATATTGGTCTAGGTCTTAACAACGTAGATGGTGGAATTATGAGAGTAGCTCATCGTTTTAGACGAGAGCTTACTTTTATCTCTCCTCGTTGTGAATGGTTATTGTGGGAGCTTCAAAGATATCGTTGGGCAAAGTTTGCGTCGAGTAAAATCGCTGCCAGAAATAACGCAAAGGAAACTCCGCTCAAGAAAGACGACCATTTGCTAGATGCTCTAAGGTATGGCATTGTTAGTCGTCCGCAACTTCCAGAAGAATTTGATATGCCTGTAGGTAATATTTTGGGCGTTTCTGAAGTTGCAAGTGATTTTGATCCTACGTTTTTGATTAGAAACCAAGTGTATTCCGGTGCACTCGATGAATGTTTAGGAAGTGAGTGGTAATGGCTGCTACACGCCCGGTGCAATGTATTAATAAACCTACTATTCATCCCTTTGTTTGTATTCAATGTGGATCACAACAGAAAGATTATTTTATTGATACTGGTTTAGATGTTCCCGATGAACACTTTAAGCCGTTGTGGGAAGGTATCATTTATTTTTGTTGTGAATGTGCTAATAATTTGGTAAATGATATTACCCGTGCAATTGCCCGCTGGGAGGCTGAACATGAACGAGGAACAGATTCAGATAGTAATGACGGAACTCCAAACGATCCGTCAAACGATGGGCTATCTAATGGAGAGTCAAACGAATCTGATGAACTTGTTGCAGTCGTGTCAGGAGACGAGTCTCAATCAGAGCCGCCTGTTGCTGCAACTCTCGAATCCACAATTTTCTTCGGGAGAACGCCCTGAATTAACTGCAACAGTTGCAGAGGATGATCAAGAAGTTAATTTGGATACAGGACCCGAATATGAGTTTGATCCTATTGATCTGGAAATCTTTAAAGAACTAGGGGTTCTAAGTGGCGATCAAGACACTACCGAACAGTCCTGAAGGAAAATTGATTGCTAAATGGGATTCTAAATTTAAATCCTGTCAGCAAGCTAGGGCTGTATTTGAAAAACAGTGGTACACTAACATGGCCTTTTATTTTGGTCGACATTGGATCGCTTGGAGTCCAAAGTCAACTGGTAATACAACTAGTTTGCAAATGATTGATCCACCTGCCCCTAACTGGCGAGTAAGACTTACCATCAATAGAATCAAGCCAGCGATCAGAAGTGAAATTACCAAGCTCTCAAAGGAAGAACCTCAATTTTGGGTAGTTCCTGATTCAACTGAAGAAGGAGATGTAGCTGCTGCAAGGGCGGCAGAGAACGTTTCTGATTATTTAATTCATTCTAACTATTTTAACCGTACAAGACGTCAGACAGTTTTCTGGTCATCAGTATGTGGAACGGGATTTGTTAAGACGTACTATGAGGAGAATACTCCTGATTCTATGGGATTTATGGGTAAGATTTGTTGGAAGGCTAAGTCTCCTTTTCATATTTTTGTTCCTTATCTTCAAGAAGAAGATATTCAACTTCAACCATTTGTTTGTGAAGCAGCTACAGTAGATCCTGAAGTTTTATTCACACAGTATGGAGTTGAGGTAGATCCTGATGAACATATTACAGGATCTCATTTAGATCAGAAGTTTTTCTCATCCTTGGGGATTAAAACTCCTAAAGAACAAGGAATGAAACAATGCTACGTCAAAGAATTTTGGGTTAAACCATGTAAAGAATTCAAAGATGGAGCAATGTTTATTATGTCCAACGATACTATGGTCTATATGTATGAGGGTATCCCAGAACCTCAAGTAGAAGATCAGTTGGATATGGGTGGTATGGATGATGTTTTAGCGGCTATTACTCAAAAGCCACTTAAAAATGATTATCCATACGAACATGGAGAATACCCTTATGCAAAGGTAGATGCTATTCCTACAGGTAGGTTCTATGGGGAATCTATTATTCAAGACATGATTCCTTTGCAGCGTGAATACAATCGTTCTCGTTCTCAGATGATTGAAGCTAAGAATAGAACTTCTAAGCCTCAATATACTTACACTCAAGGAGCTATTGATCCTAATAAGGTTACAAGCGAACCGGGATTGATGATTTCAGTAGCTCCTGGTTTTGGCCCCCCTGTACCATTGAATAATCCAGATATTCCTCAATATGTTCTAGGTCTTGATGAGCGTACCCTGAAAGATCTAGATGATATTTCTGGACAATATGAAATTACAAAGGGTAGAACTCCACCGGGAGTTGAAGCTGCATCTGCAATTGCATATTTGCAAGAAGAGAATGATACTCGTTTGTATTATGCAGTTGCTTCAATTGAGGAAGCAGTTCAATGTATTGGACAACAAACTTTGTCTCTGGTAGATCAATACTGGGAAGAAGAGAGACTTATTAAGGTTGTTTCCAGAAACTCTGTTTTTGAAAGCATGATGTTTAAGGCGGCTGATCTTAAAGGCAATACAGATTTTAGAGTAGAAGCTGGTTCTATGGCGCCTCGTTCAAGGGCTGCCAGACAGGCTTTCATTACTGAGATGATGAAAGATGAATTTATTCCTGTTGAACAAGGTCTTAAATATCTACAGATGAGTGAAACTAATCGTATGTATGATGAATCTCAATTGGATCTTCGTCAAGCACAACGTGAGAATTGGCAATTGGGTAAGGTTCTCATTCCTATTAACGAATGGGATAATGACGAAGCTCATATTCAAGCGCATGAAAATTATATGAAGTCTCAGGAGTTTGAATTACTTCCTGATGAAGCAAAAGCATCGTTTGTTGCACACTGCCGTATGCATAAAGATCGTGTTGCAGGTGTAGTTGCGGAGCAAGCTATGTTGGAAGCAAGCCCCAATGGCAATCAACCTACAGGAGATATGAATGAGCCCGCTAGAGTTTAGTGGTTTTCCACAAAATGAAGAACCACCATCAAATGATGACGATGATCTTTCTGCTGGATTTCTAAATGGAGTAGAAGAAGCTGATCGTCCTATTGTTGAAAAATACCTTAAGAATTGGAACGGTGAAGTAACAAAACGATTCCAGGGTATCCATCAGCAATACGCTCCATACAAGAATATCGGTATGGACCCAGAAACGCTGGCCAATGCTGCGTATCTATACTCGCAGTTGGACGCAAATCCGGTTGAAATGTATAAGAAGATCCATCGAGCTTTAAAGGAAAGTGATATGTGGGAAGATCCAGAGGAAGAACAACAGCCTGTAGGTGGAAATCAAGCGCCACTTCCAGAATATGAGGGAATTCCATCAGAATTCCTTAATGAATTCAAGCAAACTAGGGCAGAACTTGCTCAGTTGCGTGAAATGACACAAGGGTTTGTATCGCAACAGCAGGAAACTCAAGAAAATCAGATGCTTGACTCTGTACTGGATCAGATGCATACTCACTTTGGCGACTTCGACGATGAATGGATCTTGACTAGACTCGCAAGAGGCAAGAGTCCCGACGAAGCTTTCCAAGAATACTCGAAATTTGTTGAAGGAATTAGTGGCAACAACCGTCAACGGAAGCCAGCACCAAATGTATTTAGTGGTTCTGGTGGAATTCCTGCCGGTCAGGTTGATCGTACTAAGATGAATACCCCTCAAGGAAGAAAAGATTTCATCGCAGCTGCTCTAGAGGCGGCTCAATCTTAGGAGAATCATAAATGACCGCAACAATGACTACCGTTAACGGTATTCTCAAAGAGGTTTACGAGCCTGATATTCACGATCAGCTTAGTAACGAGAGAATTACCCTAAAGCGAATCGAACGTACTTCTGATGGTGTCCATGATGATGCCGTTGGTGGTAAGTACGTGGTTTTCCCCGTTCGCCACACTCGTAACCACGGTATTTCATATCGAGGTGAGAATAGTCAGCTTGCTCCTGCTGGTCGCCAAGGTTATACGGCAGCTACAGAGACGTTGAAGTATGGATATGGTCGAGTTCGTATGACCGGTCCTGTTATGGCATTGGCTGAAAAGAATTTCCAGTCATTTGCTAGCGCACTTGATCGGGAAATGGATGGAATGAAGCAGGATGTTTCTCGTGATGAGAACCGTATTGCTTATGGTCACATTGATAATGCCGTTGCTACTGGTATTATCGCTAAGGTAACCGCTACGGCAACTGCTGCCCAGCAAACAGTTGATTCTACAGATCAGCTTGAAGTTGGAATGGTTGTTGACCAAGTTAACGCTGGCACTCCTGTTGCTGGTGGTACTGCGGTTACAGTTGTTTCGATTGATTCAGCAGTTCTGGTTACTCTTTCGGCATCTGTTACTGGAGTTTCCGGTAACTACATCGTCCGTACTGGTAACTGGTCAAACGAGCCCAATGGCTTGAATAAGATTGTTGATTCAACTGGAACTCTTCATGGTATTGCATCTACGACTGGTTATTGGCAGGCAATTGAGGATGGCGCTACTACCACCCTTACTGAAATTGCCATGATTGCTCGTTGTGATGATGTTTATCGTAAGAGTGGTAAGCAGTGCACTGCTATCTTTGCTTCACTCGGCGTTCGTCGTAGTTACTTCAACTTGATGACTTCTCTCCGCCGATATAATGAGCCAAAGGAATTCAGTGGTGGTTTGATTGGCCTTGCATTCAACTACGGTAAGGAAGTTCCTGTAGTTGCAGATCGTGATGCTCCCGCAAAGAATATGTTTGGTCTTTGTGAGCCTGAAATCACGATCTATCGTGACAAGGAATGGTACTGGGAAGATACTGATGGATCCATTTTCAAGTGGGTTCATGACTTCGATGCATTCGAAGCCCTTTTGAAGCAGTATTGGCAGCTTGGAACTCATGTTCGTTCAGCTCATTGGAAGATGACGAACATTACCGAAGCTGTTGCCTAATAAAATCCCGCACCGGGGAGAAAGGGGAGAGGGACTTAAGGGTTCCTCTCCCCTTTCTTGTTCTCGGACATAATTCAAAGGAAGAGTAATGACTAATTGGTATGACCCTGGTGTTGGTGATCTGATTGCAGTTGATGGTCATCTTGTAGAAAGAGATGCTCTACATATTGCTGAGAGAATCAAAGAGTATGACCCTAGGTTGGAAATTTTGTGTCTAGATCCAGCTGTAGCTAAGGTTAATGATGCTCCTTTTTTGATTTGTGAACGTTTGAATAATGGTAAACTTTCTAGAATATTTGAAGCATGGGAATTAGATGATAGAGTACTAGAAAGAATTCGACGCTCAGATACCCTACACAATAACGTTCTACTTGATCTTGAAGGTCAAGAACTAATTCAAAGAATTGAATCAGAAAAACGATATCAAGAAACACGAGATGAAGCTATGGATCTTGTAGTTCATATTGTAAAGAATAATAAATCATCCTATACGTTTAGAAATAAGCAGGATGATAAGGTTACCTTGTATGACGATCGGCCCCATAAGAAGGAATAATGAGTGACAATCCTTGGGCTCCTTTTTCTCAATCTGTAACTAAACAAAAGAAACTTACCCCTGCTTGTCTTTTGTTATCTGAAGGATCAGATAAAGGTACTCCATTACTGCTGGGAGATGGTACTCCATTAGAATTGGGAGAGCAGTATGAGTAAAGCATTGTGGCAGATGACCCCTGTCACTGATCTTCTACCTACAGACCTTATCTATGTTCTTCGTGATCCTATTACAGGTAAGTTTGATAGAGCAATTACAGGTGCTGATTTTAGACTAGCTATCAATTTGGGTCTTGATAACCTTTCAGATGTTGTAATTACTGCTCCTGTTCTTGATCAAATTCTTAAATACAACGGTTCTAGTTGGGTTAATAGTACAGGTGGTGGGGGAGGTGGTGCATCTACTCTAAACGATCTAACAGATGTAATTATTACAGCTGCTGATACTGGGGACATTCTTAGGTTTGATGGAGCTAATTGGGTAGATGCTGTAGGTACAACATTTTTTGCTGCTGCTGGTCATAATCATGATGCTAATTATCAGCCTCTTGATGCAGATCTAACTACAATCGCTGGTTTAACTCCAACTACTGATAACATTATTCAAGCTGTTGCTGGTGTATGGGCGTCGAGAACCCCAACGCAGGTTAGAACTGCTCTTGGATTAGTTATTGGAACTAACGTTCAAGCATTTGATGCCGATCTATCTACTTTGGCTGGTTTAACAGCAACTACAGATAACTTCATTGTATCTGTTGCAAGTGCTTGGGCATCTAGAACGCCTGCTCAAGTACGAGCTACTCTCGCACTTGTTATTGGCACTAATGTTCAAGCTTGGTCTGCTATTCTTGATGATTTAGCTGGATTAACTCAAGCTGCTGATAGACTTCCATATTTTGATGGAGCATCTACAGCTGCTCTCGCAGTATTTACTGCTGCTGGTAGAGCGCTTTTAGATGATGCAGATGCAGCTGCTCAAAGAACAACTCTAGGTCTTGGTTCATTTGCTCAATTATCGTCCTTAAATCTTGATGGACTTTCAGATGTTATTATCACCGCACCATCGAATACCCAAGTTCTAAAATATAACGGTACGAACTGGGTAAATGATACAGATGCTACGGGTGGTGGTGGTGTATCTGATGGAGATAAAGGTGATATTACAGTTAGTGGTACAGGAACCGTTTGGACTATTGATCCAGATGCAGTTACGTTCGCAAAAATGCAGAATATGGCTCAAAACTTTATGTTGGGTCGTGCTTCTGCAGGTAGTGGCGACATTGAGGAAATTTCTTTCTCTCCTGTTGCTCGTCAATTAGTAATTGAAACAACAGTAGCAGGAATGCAAGATGTTCTAAATGTAGTTCCTGGAACTGATGTTCAAGCTTTTGATGCTGATCTTTCTACATTAGCTGGTTTAACACCTACAACTGATAACATAATTCAGTCAGTTGCAGGAGTCTGGGCTAGTAGAACACCTGCTCAGGTTAAAACTGCCTTAGCTCTTACGCCAGGCACAGATATCATGGCGTTTGATGCTGATCTACAAACAATAGCCGGATTAGCAGCTACAACTAATAACTTTATGGTTGCTAATGGATCTGCATGGGCAAGTAGAACTCCAGCACAGGCAATTGCTCATTTGGGATTAGATGCAGATATAGCCACTCTTGCTCTTCCAGCTTCTACTACTATATCAACCTTTGGAGCCAGTCTTGTAGATGATGCAAACGCTGCTGCT